CCTTTTTTCATACGAGAGTCATTTTTTGGGGCTTTGGGGGAAAAGGCCCTTGAAATTTGGAAATATGAGGATTTTTCACTAATTTTGTTGAATTTCAGGATATTATGAAGAAAAACACTGTTTTTGCCCAGGATAACGACTACCGGGCCATGCTCCACACATCGAGGTGGCAGAAACTGCGCTGCCGGAAGCTGGCGGCCAATCCCTACTGCGAGGCCTGCGCCCGTGACCGGGTTTACCGTCCGGCCACTGAAGTCCACCACCGTGTGCCGGTGATGAGCGTGGCCGATCCCGTCAGCAGGCTTGCCCTCATGTACGACATCGGCAACCTCGTATCCCTCTGCCATGACTGTCATGTCGCCGCCCACCGCACGCTCGGCAAGCAGGGCCGTGACGAGCAGCGCAGAAGGACGGAGGATGCGATGTCGCTGTTTATTGACAGATATGGATTGTAATCAAGGAAGGAATAAAAAAGCGTAAATTATTGATAGACATGGAAAAAGACGAGAAAGAAAAGCGTGAAGAGGAGCAGATGCAAGCGTTCATCGAGGCCTATCACCGCCATCATGGCAGGATCATGAAAGCCTGTGAAGAGATAGGAATCTGGTACACCAAGTATAAGGCTTGGCGGAAAAAGTATCCTGATTTCGCTGCGGCCATAGGAACCAAGGAAGAGCAGGACGAGTTGGTAACGACGTGGGCGGAGTCCAAGCTGCAGGACAAGATAGACAAAGGCGACACCACCGCCATCATCTTTTACCTGAAGACCAAGGGCAAGAACCGCGGCTATTCGGAGAAGGCCATTCCCGAGCCGAAGAAGGAAGTCGCCGAAGCCGCGTCGAAGGAGATGCAGCTTGTCGCCCAGCGCAAGGTGGAGCAGAAGAAGAAGTACATCATCAAGCTGCTGAAGAAGGAAGGCAAGTACACCGCGGAGCTGTCGATGCAGGTGAAGCTCGCCGCCCAGTTGATGATACGCGCCGAGCAGTTGCAGGAAGAGATGTCCTCCCCCGACTACCAGCAGGTGCTTGTGGAGTACAGCCGCGAGGGCAACCGCAGGGAGCAGATCAACCCGAAGGAGAAGTTGTACATGGATCTGTCCACCCAGATACAACGCGCCCTGCGCGCCCTCGGCATGAACACCGATTCCAAGGAGCGCAAGATGGAGACTGACAGTCTGAGTGATTTCATGAAAGCCCTTGACAAGGAGGACTGACGATGAGCGACGAACAAGGACAGGAATGGCTCCGGCTGAAAGCAGAAGCCGTCGGCCGCATAGCATCCGGATGGGGAGGATATCGAGGGCAGTGGAAGCCGCTGATGGACGGTACCGACCCCCGCATCTGGCAGTATCTGGAAGGTGTCAGGGGAGACATGGAGGCGCACAACCTCTATGAGTTGCTTGCCGTTCTCCGGTTCTTCGACTTGCTCGGCAAGTATGACTGGAGCCCATTGAGGGTCCGGCATTTCTTCAGGTTCTACGAGGCGCTGCGCTTCTCCGGCACATCAGGCAGGCAGCGTTACAAGCTGACCCCGGTGCAGTGCTTCCAATTCGCCAGCATCTTCGGCTTTTCACGCCCCGACGGTCTGCGCCTGACCCGCACCGCCTACCTGTTTGTGCCCAGGAAGTATGGCAAGACCACCAGCGTGGCTTCTCTCGCGGTCTATGACCTGCTGTTCGGAGACAGCAACGCACAGGCCTATGTCGGAGCCAACAGCTACAACCAGGCCAAGATCTGCTTTGACGAGATCCGCGGCATCATGCAGGACATTGATTCCTCCGCAGGTCACTTCAAGGTCAACCGCGAGGCTATCATGTACAAGGGCAACGGCAGGAGCAGTTTTGCCCGCTGCCTGTCGGCCAATCCCAAGACCCTTGACGGCCTGAACGCCTCACTTGTCATTATGGATGAGTACGCGCAGGCGAGAGACACCAAGACGAAGGGCGGCGCAGAGCTGAAGAGCGTGCTTACCTCCTCTATGGGCGTGAGGCGTGAGCCCCTGACCGTCATCATCACCACCGCCAGCGATGTGCTCGACGGGCCCTTCCGTCATGAGCTGGACGGTGTGATGAGGGTGCTGCGCGGCGAGGCCGCCTCCGACACCATGTTCGCCTCTCTCTTCATGCCCGACTACGGCGACGCGGAGGACGACCCCGCCACCTGGGCAAAGGTTCAGCCCCATCTTGGGGTGACGGTCCGTCCCGACTTCTATGAGATGGAATGGGATGCCGCCCAGTTGTCGGCGGATGCTATGAAAGCCTTCCGCACGAAGCTGCTCAACGTGTTCGCCGAGAGTGAGGAGCAGCGGTGGATGAGCCGCGCCCAGGCGGAGAAGTTGATGGACGCCCCCGGCGGTTCGATTGACAAGGTTCCCGGTCTCGGTGTCTGCATGGGGGCCTTCGACCTCAGCGTGCGGGACGACATGAGCGCTGTGGCCTACCTGGGTTTCAGCCAGGCGGACGGCTGCTTCCACGCCCACATCGACTATTACCTTCCCCGGGAGGCTGTCGTCCGCCATCCCCATCACGCCATGTATGACCGCTGGCACGAGGAGGGGTGGCTGCGCTACTGCGATGGCGACGTGATAGACGACATGATGTTGCTTGACGACATCACTGAGATGGGAGGCAGGATAGACCTGTGCCGCATGGCCTATGACCGTTACAAGGCCCTTGATCTGGTCAACATGCTGTCGCTCCGATCACCGAAGGGCAGCATCATCCCTTATTCCCAGACGATAGGCTCCTTCAACCTGCCCGTGGAGATGTTTGAGAAGCTCGCCTTCGCCCTCAATCCCCGCATCAGGTTTGATTACAACCCCATCACCATCTGGCAGCTTACCAACTGCGTGATGGTGGAGGATGCCATGGAGAACCGCAAGCCCTTCAAGGCCTCCCCCGACCGCAAGATAGACGGTGTCATCTGCGTCCTGATGTGCCTTGGTCTGGCCGGTCGGGCCTCTTGACAATATTTAACTAAAAATAATTGTGCAATCGTTTGCACAAATGAAGATAAATGCCTAAATTTGTGGCAGATATTATAGAACAGGATAACATAGGTTAACGCAGGATAACAAAGTGGCCGACGGTTTCATGAAATGGTTCGGCAGGCGCGCAAAGCCCGCCATCCAGGAGAATAAGCGCGAGGAGGTTTCCCAGGAGACCTCCCCGGAATCCTCCGTTGTGGTGCAGAAGATCCGGACTTCCGTCAACTCCGCGTCAAACCGTGTGGCCGTCAGCGGCGATGACGCCCTTTCCGTTACGGCTTACAAGCGCGCTCTTGACGTCCTCGCCGGCAGTGTGTCCCGCCTTCCCTTCCACTTTGAGAAGCAGAAGGGCGGGATTTTCGTACCCTTCGAGTCTTCCCCTTATCACTATTTGCTTACCGTGGAGCCGCAGCGCAGGCTGTCGGCCTACCAGTGGAAGTACCAGATGGTGTGGCAGGCCTTCCATGACGGAGATGCCTACATCTGGCCCCGTGTCGTGGATGGCGAGGTGGTGGAGCTGGTACTCATCAGCCGCTACAGTTGTTCTTATGACAGCGTCCACGGGGAGTACAACATCACCGACTTAGTCAATGGCGTGAATGGCGTGTTCGGTGAGCGCGAGGTGATACATATCATGTTCAACACCCTCGACGGATACCACGGCGTGCCGCTGTGGATGATGGGGGCCCGGGTGCTCTCCATTTCCGCGACGGGAGACAAGGAGACACTTGAGCGATTCGCCAAGGGCGGCAACGTGCGCGGCATCGTGAGCAATGACACAGCGGGCGCCGGTGTCGGCCAGTATGGCAAGTCACAGCTTGACAGTCTCGCCTCCGACCTGGAGGAGAAATACAAGATCGACGGCCGCAACATCGTCGGCATCCCCGGCGATGCCAAGTTCACTCCGTTCTCCCTCTCATCGACAGACATGCAGTTCCTCGACAGCCGGAAGTTCGGTGTGATCGAGTGCAGCCGTCTGACAGGTGTGCCTCCGGTCTATCTCTACGACGGAGGCAGCAGCAACTACAAGGAGCCGCAGCAGACCGACGTGGCCTTCCTGACGCAGACCCTTGACGGATTGCTCTGCACGATAGAGGGAGAGTTCCAGCGCAAGCTGGTCGGCCGTGCCACGGGGCGCCGGTTTGTATTTGACCGCAAGCGCCTCTACGCCATGGACCTCAACAGCATGGCCCAGTATCAGGCCAAGACGCTTGAGAACGGCATCTACAGCATCAACGACTGGCGCAGGTACGAGAACCAGCCGCCAGTGGAAGGCGGCGACGCCATCTACATCACGACAAACCGCGCCCAGCTCGGCAGCGACAAGCTGAGTGCCGGCGCACAACAGGATAACAACAATGGCAACGATTGAATTGAAGAAAAGGACCATCACCCTGCCGGCCAGCGTCCATCTGCGCGAAGCAGAGGACGGCGGAGAGAGCCGCGTGCTGGAGGGCTACGCCCTGAAGTTCGGCGTGCGCTCGGTCCTCATGGGCTACTACTATCCCCAGTATGAGATCCTGGAGCCTGGCTGCATCACCGATGAGATGCTTCGTGAGCAGCGCATCTACTTCACCATGTTCCATGACCGCCAGATTGTTCTGGGCCGCTGGGACAAAGGAGAGGGCACATTGAAGCTCAGCATTGATGAGACAGGTCTGAAGGTGGAGTGCGAGCTGCCCCGCACGGTGGACGGCGACACCGCCCTCGAGCTGGTGAGACGCGGCGACCTCAGCGAGATGTCGTTCATCTACTGGACGGACGAGGAGGACAGCGAGAACTGCGTGAGCATTGAGCGGACCGATGAGAAGACCGAGTGGGGTAGAGACATCTACCTCCGCCACGTAAAGAAGATCCTCGGCATCTGCGATGTGACCATCGCCGGCAATCCCGCCTATGAGGACACAGAGATCCAGGCACGCGAGCAGCAGGTGAGGGAATTCGCCGAGAGCATCGCCAAACCGGAAGAGAAGGCCAAGGTGGCTGATGAGCAAGAGGACGAGGAATCCGTCAAAAGAGAGTGCGAGGAGCGCAAGGCACGTCGGACCGAAGCGAGAAGACTGCGCAACATTGCGAGCGCATTGACATAACATTACTAACTCAAACCAATCAAGATGAAAAAAGAGCAGTTTGATTTCAAGAAAGCCAACGCTCGCAAGCGCGAGATTGGCGACCGCCTGAACGAGTTGGCTGAGAAACTCGACAGTAAAGAAGAACTGACAGAGGAACAGCGTGAGGAGATCCGCCGCGAGAGCCTCGATCTCCGTGGTGAGCTCGACAGCATCAACATGCAGAGCGCAGCCGCCTTGGCCTATATGGCCGCAGAGCAGCAGGGCCGCGAGGTGACCAGGAGCCGCAACGAGGTGTTCCGTGAGCTGCTGAACGATATTCGCAGTGGTAAGCGCCACGAGCGTGAGATCTCCCTGAGCGTGCTCACCGAGGGAGCTAAGAACAATATCGTGAGTGCAGGCGCCGACAAGGTGACCGTGCAGGACATCATGCCCAACCTCTCCGAGGGTCTGATCTGGGACAAGGTGGGTATGAAGGTGCAGACAGGCGTCGCCGGCAATCTCGTCTGGCCGTATGCTACTGACAACGTGAAGATCGTCGAGGTGGGCGAGACCGTCCAGCTGAACGACCAGGACATCGACTTCGACAAGGTGACCACCGACCCCAAGGAGTGTGGCGCTACAGTCAAGGTGACCTATGCCTCCATCGAGGACAGTACCTTCGACGTGCTGACCTTCGTGCAGGAGAGCTATCGTCTCGCCATGCAGGAGTATCTGAGCTGGAAGACCTTCAGCCACGCCAACTTCAGCGGTATTAAGGGTCCGTTCAGCAATGCTGCAAGCGTAACAATCGCCGGTACTTACCGCAACATCCTCGCCCAGAAGGCCGCCATCGCCAACAGCGGTGTTGACATGAAGGGATTCTGCTATGTCATCGATGCGGAGACTGAGGCCATCCTTAAGAGCACACCGAAGGCCAATGGGCAGGGCGGTTTCATCATCGAGAATGGAGCCCTCGCCGGCGACCCGTACTTCGTGAGCCACTTCATCCGTGAGACCGGAACCCGCGGCCAGGTATCAGGAGACCTGTTCCTCGGTATGGGTTGCTGGCAGTATTGCGCCGCCAACCAGCATGGCAACGTGTACATGACCGTCGATCCCTACACCCTCGCCGATAAGGGTGAGATTAAGCTGACCATCCGCACCCGTTGGTCTCTGACCACGCTGCGTCCTGAGGCCTTCAAGATCGTCAAGATTGTTCCCGCCCCTGAGACCAACCCGGGTATCAACCTGAACGCCCACACCGCCAGCATCGTCAAGAGCACGGGCTCCGTCACACTCACAGCAGCTGTTTATCCCGCTGACGCACAGGTGACCTGGGCATCCAGCGCAAGCGGTAAGGCAACAGTGAGCAACGGAGTCGTATCCGCTGGTAGTACGACAGGTGACGTGAACATCACCGCGAGCATCACGGTTGACGGAAAGACCTACACAGACACCTGTGTGGTGACCGTGACCGCCTCTTGATAAGTCTCCTCCGTCTTAATGCGATAGCAACCCCCGGGCCGAGGCTCTCCCGGCCTGTCGGTCCGGGGTTTTCTTCTAAAAACCTGATTATCTATGGCAACCTTCGTCACACTTTCCGCATTGAAAGCCAGAGTTTACGCAGATGACACGACGGCCTATGACACCCGGCTGTCAGACATCCTTGACAGCGCTGAGAGCGCGGTCATCACCATGACCGATTACCCCAGCGCCGACGTGCTCCGCATCCCGGTCGGGGACTTCCCCAGCGACCTGAAGGAAGCCATCATCCAGTTGGCAGCCGCATGGTTCGCCCAGCCCGAGGCAACGGCTCCCACCCAGTATCACGCAGTGCCCTACGGTGTCGCGTTCCTGGTGAAGCCCTACCAGAGGATGGCAGGCGGAAGCCGTCTGGAGTCACTAATCCCGGAGGACTGACATGAGGGCAGGCAGACTCAGGACACGCATCACGCTCCGCAGGCCGGCGACCGTCACAGGCCGCTCAGGAGCCACCCGGATCACCTGGGCCGACGAGGCCACTATCTGGGCAGAGCGAGTGCGTCTGAGCGGCACCAGCCTCGTGGAGACCGACGAGCAGTTCTCAGACTACCGCGCGGAGTTCAATATCCGTGAAGCCCACGAGGTGGCAGAGAAGTGGCAGGTGCAGGAAGAAGGCGGAAACCTTTATGCAGTGACCAACATCATTCCCAACGTCATGAAGGGCTACAAGACCCTCCAGTGCGTCAGATATAACGAGTAACCATGGACCCGAAAGACTACAAAGGCAAGGAATGGACCGACCTGATGCGTGAGATGAACAAGCGTCAGCTCCGCAACAGCCTGAAAGGCGCCTACCGCCGTGTGTCCAAGAAGGTGACCGGCATTGCCCAGGATAAGCTCGCATCATCTGGCCTGGACGTGCAGGGCAACCGCAGTGACTGGAAGAAGGGCATCCGCTCGTATATCTACAGCAGGGGCGGCGGTTTTCTGATCACCGTCAAACCCGAAAGGGGAAAGCGGGAGCGAGGCTACCACGCCAACCGCCGCTATGGCAAGACCATCACCCGCGGCATCCGCTCGGGCAACATCAACCAGCGCAAGCTGCCCATCCTGATGTTCGCTGAGGACGGAACGAGGCAGAGGAACGTGGGAAACCGCATCGGCAAATCTTCATTCTTCTCCAAGAGCCGCTGGTCGGGAAAGAAGGTCCGCAACTACAAGCGCGGCGGCCACAGCACCGGAAGCATGCCCGCCTACGGATTTCTGGAGAAATCGGAGGCCGAAGGCTTCCGCATCGTAGAGGCAGAACTCGGCAAGGAACTTGAGGCGGCCGTGATGAAAGCCGCCAAGAAAGCAGGAATGATCTGAATCGAATAATATGGCACTAAGTATCAACAGGACATCTCTGAGCGCGGGCGACATCATCTATGCGATGTTGTCATCCGACCAGACCATCAGCAGCATCGTGACGGCCATCTATCCCGTCATCGAGCTGTCGGAGGCTGTATGCCCCTATATCTCATACCGGCGTGCGGGTCACTCCGTGAACCCGCAGAAAGCAGGGCAGCCGGGTGCTGACACCCTTCAGATTGTCATCTCCTGCTACACCGAGGGCTACGAGGAGGGCGTTGAGCTGGCCGAACTGGTCAGGCACGCCCTTGACTACCAGACCTATGAGGACGGAGAGCTGCGCATGCGCGGCTGCTATCTGACCGCCTCCTCCGAGACACACGAGGGGGACGCATTTATACAAGATCTAACATTCACCATCAAAATCTGAATAATATGGCAATTCCATCATCTGGCTACATCAATGGTAGCGATATCCTTCTGAGCGTGGGCGGCAAGGCCATCGGCCACTGCACCAGCCATACGCTGACATTCAACTCTGAGACCAAGGACCGGGCCGTGAAACCCGCGGCAAGCGCCGGTTATTCGTCAGGCCTGTGGAAAGGCAAGGGCGTGACAGGTCTCTCCATCTCTGTAAGCGCCGAGGGTCTTCGTTACTATGGCGAAGCCGAGAACGGCTGGGATGAGCTGAGCGCACTCTGGGGCGCAGGCGCACCCGTCACCGTCAAGGCCTTCCAGCGTGAGGGTGACGCTGAGCCTTACCTCGAGGGCAGCTTCGTGATCACCTCTCTGGAGGAGACCTCACCCGCTCAGGACGATGCCACCTACAGCATCAGCCTTGAGAACGACGGCGAGCCGACGAACTATCCAGGTAAGACCTCCAACGGCTAAGTCATGGCTAAGGTTGAAATTACAGTGAACGGAACAGCATACCCCTGTCGTCAGACGATGGGGGCTATGCTCCGTTTCAAGCGCGAGACGGGCAAGGAGGTGACCGACATCAAGGGTGACATCTCCGACCTGTGCACCTATCTCTGGTGCTGTGTCTGCTCCGCCTCCAAGCATGACGGATTGGACTTCAATCTCTCGCTGATGGACTTCGCCGATGCCATCAGTCCCGAGGACGTGACGGCATGGGCCACCGTGCTCAACGAGGATGCCGGATCTGAAGAGGGAGACGAAAAAAAAAGCCAGCAGGCATAGATGAGTTGCTCGGCCATGCGCTGGGCTGCATCGGACTGTCGCTGGAAGACTTCTGCCAGTTGACCCCTGAGGAGTTCGGAGCTGTGTGCAAAGCATGGCATGACCGCAGGGAGCAGGAGATGCAAGACGGCTGGGAGCGGATGCGGATGAACGCCACCATCACCATCCAGCCGCACGTCAAAGGCAAGGTTACTCCTCAGAAGCTGCTGCCGCTGCCCTGGGAAAAGAGCATAAAAAAAGCCGAAGCACCCAAGGTGTCGGCGGAAGAAGCGAGGAAGAGGTTTGAGAGGCTGGCGGGAGGGACTATACATTGTTAATGGTATCGCATCTACCTCCTTCAGGTAATTTTGCATGACGAATGAAACATACAAAAGCACATAATAAATTAAGCGCGCCATATACAGTAAATATGATAATACCATCAAACCACCAGCCTTTCTCAAATAATATCCAGCAAATGATGCAAGATGCGAGAAAGTTGGCAGAGTAGAGCAAGAATCGCATAAATGGTCTCATAGGTCTTTTGTTTTTACAAATATAGTGAAAAAATAAATAAGATCCAAATAAAGTTGTTGAAAGATGGCAAAAACGGTCAATTTTACAGTAAAATTGAACATTGATGGCACGGATCACCTTGTCACAGTTACCAAGGAAGCAAAGCAGTTGGCTTCGGAGTTTGGTGTTGCCCAAACTAAGGCTGAAAAACTTCGGGGGTCCTTGATAACCTTTGGCCAGCTTCAGATGACTTTTCACAATTTGCAAAATGGCCTCCAATCTGTTACTAATTTCCTCAATAACCTGACCGAGGAGAGTGGCGCCTTCGCGGCTTCGATGAAAGCAGCCAATACGATGGCGGGCAAGGATGCCGCGGGATTCAAGGAGCTGAAAGGTCAGGTGGCTGATCTTGCCAAGAACATCCCTATCGCCCGTGACCAGTTGGCGAACGGTCTATACCAGGTTATCTCCAACGGAGTTCCGGAAGACAACTGGATCAGCTATCTTGAGGCCTCTTCGCGTTCTGCTGTTGGTGGCATCGCTGATGTCGGTGAGGTGGTGAAGGTTACTTCTACCGTTATCAAGAACTACGGTCTTGAATGGTCCGCCGCCCAGGACATTCAGGACAAGATACAGCTCACCGCGAAGAACGGTGTGACCTCCTTTGAGCAGTTGGCCTCTGCACTTCCAGCAGTAACGGGGCAGGCGGCTCAGCTTGGTGTTTCTTTCACCGAGATGCTCGCCGTTATGAGTACGTTGACAGGTGTGACTGGTAACACCTCGGAGGTGGCTACGCAGCTGGGTAGTGTATTGACCGCGCTCACCAAGGAGAGCACGAAGAGCCAGAAAATGGCAGACGCGATGGGTATTTCCTTCAATGCCGCATCCGTCAAGGCAGCAGGTGGTTTGCGTAACTATCTGCAGGAACTCGATAAGACCGTTACAGCCTACTCCCAGAAAACAGGTCAGCTGAAGGAGTCTATCTACAGCCAGTTATTCGGCCGCGCTGAAGCATTGAGGCTTGTCAACAGTCTGACGGGCAACCTCGCCGAGAAATTTGACGAGAACATCCAGGCGCTCGACAACAGCGCCGGCACGATTGACGCGGCGTTCAGCGAGATGGCCAGCACAGGATCTGCGAAGATGCAGATGCTCAAGAATGCCTGGGGAAGTCTTATTGACCATATACAAGGCACGGTGGGATTCATATCTCCCGCGCTGAATTTTTCCACGCAGATCGGCATGTCTGTTCTTGCTGTCATGTCTCTGCGTAAGGCATTCGCGGGCTATAATGCCACGGCAAAGCTATCCGTCGTCACCACCTACGCCCAGGCGACGGCGAGCAAGGTGTCCGCAGCCGCTTCCAAGTTGTATGCGAGCGCACAGCTTTTCGCTAACCGCATGCAGATAGCCTGGACCTTCGGCGCCAAGGCCTTTGTCATCCAGACAGTGGCCATGCGCGTCGCTTTGGCCGGCATCATTGGATTAGGGATAGGGGCAGTCATCGCCGGCCTTGTAATGGCCATTAAAGGTCTTGGAGGCGAAATGACGACGGCCACTGCGAAGGCGAGAGGACTCGCATCTGCTTCCGAGACTCTTGCATCCGCTGAGGAGGCAGGAATGCAGGCGGCGGCGAATGCCAGGGTGGAGATAGACAAGGACATCCAGAAACTCAGTGATCTCATCAAGAGCAAGGGAGACACCACTACTGCGGTGCAGCAGCTCAACGAGAAGTACGGAGAATGGTTCGGTCAGTGCTCTACCGCCCAGCAGTGGTATGATACCCTTATCAAGAACAGTGAGGCATATTGCAACCAGCTTGCCTATGAGGCTCAGATGCGTGTCCTCACGGAGAAAAAAGCGGCTCTTGAGATCAAGCAGGAGCGTAACCGCCAGAAGCAAGATGAGCTGCGTGAGCAGGGCAAGGATAAATATCAGCAGAACTCCGCGGGATCTTATATGGCAGGCGGCTACATGCCCACCAAGGACATAAGAGAAACCAGCGCCATGCGTCAGCTGCGGATGGAAGCAGTTGAGACTGGAGCCGAGCTTGTAGAACTTGGAAAGAACATCGACATCGTCAAGTCAAAGATGTCCAGTAATGCCCCTTCTATCTCCTCCGCTCTTCCTACAGGTCCCACTTCCTCCGGTGACAAAAACAAAAAGAATAAGAAGACCGGAAAGACAGGGACGGATACGGGCAAAACTGAGGAGACCTACGCCGAAGGTACTTTGGGATATCTCGACAAGCAGATCAGTGAGCTGAACAAGAAGCGTCTTCACTTGTCAGACCCAGAGGATCTGCGCAATATGGATGAGGCCATAGCCAAGCTCGAGCGCGCCAAGAAGTTCCTGGAGAGCATGGCTCAGTTCTCAAAGGAGGACATTTTGCTGTATCAAGACTTTGATAAGCACAGCACGTCGGCGTTAGGCCCGTTTGGCAAATCGTCTCTTTCTTCCTTGCTTCCTAAGACAGAAGCCATCAAGGTGCCCATTACGGTTGACCTCAAGCAAATCAACAAGGATCTGAAGGACGTGGCCAGGGAGATGGGCATCCAGCAGCAGGCAGATATAGCCGAGAAAGCCAAGAAGAAATTTGACGGAGCCACCTCCAGCGTGAATGAACTGGGCAGTGCTTTGTCATCACTCGGTCAGGCCATCGGCATTCCAGCCCTTGACATAGCCGGAACCCTTGCGCAAGCCATTGTCACGATGATACGCGGTTTCGCCGAGGCCACCGCCATGGCAGCCGAGATCGGGGGGCCGTGGGGATGGATAGGATTCTCCGCGCTTGGTCTGGCGCAGCTGACGGCCATGATCAGCAGCGTGAAGGGCATGGGTGCCTTCGCAGATGGCGGTATCGTGAGTGGGCCCACCCTCGGACTTGTCGGAGAGTATGCCGGAGCCTCCCACAACCCGGAGGTCATTGCGCCGCTCGACAAGCTCAGGAGCATGATACAGACGCCCCAGGTGGCGTTGCCTCCCGGCAGCATCGTCGGCAAGGTGCAGGGCAATGACATCCTGCTCGTGGCCGCCAATGCGTCACGCACCAGGGCAAAATCAGGACACAGGACAAAGATAGCAGTATAAGTCATGTATATTTACGGAAGCTTCACAAACAGGAACCATGAGGAGGTGACGGTCAGGATCGTCACGGGAGGAAGCCGTGCGGTCACGAAGGAGATCGGAACGGAAGCATCCGGCATCTGGTTCGCCGACGACCCTGTGGAGATTGACAGTGAGGTGAACGACACTTTCGACCATCTGCTGCGGCAGAGCGCGACGGTGAGGCTTCTCAGCCGTGAGTTCCTCCCGGAGCTGTTCTGTTCTTCCTGGCGTGATGCCGTCGTGAACATCCACAGGAACGGGGAGTGTCTATTTGCCGGCTTCGTGGAGCCCATGGCCTACAGCCAGCCCTACAACGAGGCTCTGGACGATGTGGTGCTCAACTGCGTCGATGCGCTCTCAGCCCTGCAATACGCCAAGTACGGTGGCGTGGGAAGTCCAGGCGTGCTGTACTCCGTAGTCAAGAGCGAGGCCCTTGTCCGCACCTTCCACGACATCCTCACCGGCATGCTCGACGATGTGGTCACCGGTCTTGACCTCACGGGAGAGGGTGAGGTGAGTTACCTGTATGACGGAAGCAAGTCACTTGACGACGCGGTGGCCAACCGGTACGGCATCTTCAGCCAGCTCTCCATCTCTGAGCTGCTGTTCCTCGGTTCGGACGAGGACGATGTATGGCAGCAGGACGAGGTGATGGAAGAGATCCTGCGCTATCTCAACCTGCATATCACGCAGGAAGGCCTGACGTTCCGCATTTTCTCCTGGGAGAGCGTCAGAGGCTCATCCGCCATCGTGTGGCGGGATCTGGTCACGGGCGAGCAGTCTACCACCGTCAGGCAGACTGTGGGCATCAGCATGCAGAACGTGTCGGACACGGACACCAACATCAGTATCGGGGAGGTGTATAACCAGCTTTCTCTGTCCTGTGAGGTGGAGGAGATCACCGGGGTCATCGAGAGTCCGCTGGACGAAGGAGACCTTGACTCCCCTTACAGCAACAAGCAGCTATATTACACTGAGTATGCCTCCGATGGAGAAAGCACGAAGGCTTTCAACGCCTTCTGGGCGATGGTGACGGGCGGGCCCACCAAATATGGAGAAGGGAAGATCACGGATTGGTATGCACGTGTGATGAGCCACCCGAAATGGAAGTTCCCGATGAACGGCGACACCAGTACGGATCTTGTGGAATCGCTCTGCCAGGGGAATTACAACCAGCAGAATCTGCTTAACTGGCTCGGGGCCAACCGCGGCGCCGCCATTATATCCGCAGGCAGCGTAGTGACAAACACCGCGAGGGACGACAATTCACCCGTCTCGTCGATAGACATGACCAACAGCCTCTATGTGTCGGTCAACGGCAATTTCACCAATATGGACAAGGACACACCGGAGGGAGCTACTATCCAGCAGAACGGCAGGCCCAACGCTGATGATCTGCGGTCGAGCATCCCAGTGGCCATATATACAGGAGCCCTGTCTGGTGGTGTCTATTCACCTGCCGATGAGTCCACCACCAACTATATCGTCATCAGCGGCAAGATCCTGCTCAACCACCGCAACAGACCGACCTCATGTTGGGCAAACCTGATGAGATATGATGCGGAGGGCAACCGCTACATGATCTGGCACGTTACCCGTCCGAGCCGCACGAACGACGACGGGCGCTATTATGCCAGGAAGTACATGAAGGCATCCACCCCGAAGGCTGATCCCGTCATTGACCCCGATACGGAGTCATACGTCACCCGCCTGCCCTGGGGCACCGAACCGATACTTCCGGAGGGCACATCCCCCGGCTTGGAGCTCTACACCGGTGACGGCCTGCAGCGCTTCGAGTTCAAGTATTCGGCCAAGGGCGACAGCACCGACACCATCAGCAAGGTCGGCGTGCTGGCCTGCATGCTGATCATCGGCGACAAGTGCGTGGTGGAGACCGGCTCGCAGGGTCAGCCATCGGACTTCGTCTGGAGGACTTACAAGCCTATGTCGCAGTGCGCCAACGAGGACGAGTACTATCAGCAGTCATTCACCATCGGCTTCGACCCGAAAATCGGCGACCTTCTTGTGGGCACGGAGTTTGACATACAAAACAACATCGACTACCGCATGGGCCTCGATGTGAAAGGCACGGCCATCCCCATTCACCACACGGATAAGGTGAGCGGCCAGGTGAGATTCATCATCCTCGGCCCCGTCAACGTGACCTGGGATGAGGTGACCCGTATCCATCCCACATTCTTCCGCCACACCACCTGGGGGACCGACAGCGTGCCCCTTCTTCCTCTGCTGAGCAACATCGTGGTGAAAGGTTTACAGGTGGAGGTGTACAGCGACAACGCGCTTACGGAGACACTCAGTGACAATGATATCATCTACATGAGCGACACCACGGAGCAGTTCGTCAACAAGAAGGACGACATCAGCTTCAAGATCCATTCAGCGCTCACCTCGCAGGAATGCCTGCAGCTCGGCGTGAGGAATGTGGTGGCCATGAGTGTTCCCACTGATGGCCAGACGGGTGTCGGACTGCTGAGCATCTACGACCAGGCCAGCGGGGAGCAGGCCAAGCCTGAGCAGATCTACATCGACAGTTACTACAGGGAATATCATGAGCCGCGTGTGCTGATGGAGCAGCGGCTGGAAGACACCGGTGCCAACATAGGGTTGTTCCATCACTACACGCACCCCGCCATGAACAAGACGTTCTACGTCCAGGGAATCAGCCGTAATCTTGCAGAAGGAACGGCCAAGTTGAACCTAAAGGAGATGAATTCATGATTGACGTGAAGATACTTCGGAGAAGCAAGGGCACCGGCACCTCAGGTGGCGGCGGTGGAGCCTCCTATGTAGGTGGCGGGGCTACCACGGAGGCCGCTCACGCAGCGAGGGCCGACAAGGCGGGATACGCGGACAAAGCTGCGCAGGCAGAGCAGGCCGAATATGCCGACCGCGCCGGATACTCCAGCCGCTCCGCCTACGCTGACCGTGCCGGAGATCTGGACGATGACGCGCCGATCCTGGAGAAATTTCTCCGGAAGGACATCCCCGACACCGCTGCCGGGAAGATCACCTTCCAGCAGGGCTTCGACTCCCAGGCGCCGTCCACCACATCAGGCCTTGACAACACGGGCGACCTCACCAACACTGGGAATATCATTGTAGGCAAGGACTCACCGACCCACGATGACAACCCCATATCCAAGAGCAAGAACTTCAACTCAGGCACGGCAGGCTGGTATCTCGACAACTTCGGAAACATGGAGTTGGAGTCCTTGACCGTCCGCTCATTCCTTGAGGTCACCGAGTTGCTGATAAACCGTTTGCAAGCGCAGGAGGGAGACACCATCTTCACGGACAACGACCAGATTACCAATGTCCAGAGGGTAGAGGAAACCGTTGACGGAGAGACCCATGTATCCTATATCCTAACTCTGAAGGAGAAATGGGAGGGGTACTTCACCGCACAACAAGAAGGGAACATCGTCAAGGGTATCATTAATACTCTTGCGGCGAAACAAGCAGGAGTATCTGATGAGGAGTCCACATCCGTAGAAAGTGACGGCGTGAACAAATACTACACCTCATGGATGATGGTTGTGGAGGATAGAAACCATGA